ATTCTTCAGAACAAGAAGCAAATGATTGTTGATGATTTAACAGAAAAAGACTATATACCTTTTCTTGTTAATCGGTCGTTATCTTATCATTCCGACTGTATAATGTATGCAAATGAGATGAACCGCAGGCATTTCCTAGACAAAAAACTTCAAAATGATTTTTTGATAAATACCGTAAGGTCTAGAAAAAGACCTTTCGCAAAGTGGGTTAAATCTGAAAAAAGTGAAGATATAGCATGTGTCAAACTGGCCTATGGCCTGTCAGATTCCAAAGCTCGTGAAGCTTTACGCCTACTAAGTGATGAACAAATCCAACTATTAAAAGAAAAAACCGATACAGGTGGATAAGCATCATGGTAGATTTAAAAAAGTTTGTTGAGGTAACACTCAATGAGCAGGATGATTTTTTGAAGGTTCGTGAGACATTGACCAGAATCGGTGTATCTTCACGGAAAGAAAAGGTGTTGTACCAATCGTGCCACATTCTCCATAAACAAGGACAATATTACATTGTTCATTTTAAGGAGTTGTTTGCATTGGATGGTAAACCGTCAAACATATCTGAGAATGATATACAAAGGCGGAATGCTATAGCTAAATTGTTGGAAGAATGGGGTTTGGTAACTATTTTAAACCCACAAATTATGATTGATAATATTGCACCGTTACATCAAATTAAGATTATTTCATTCAAAGAAAAAAATGAGTGGGAACTGGTTACCAAATACAACATTGGTAAAAAATCAGAACAAGCATATTAATATGGATTTTTATTATGAAACCTACGAAACTAAAAAACATTTATACCGGAGATGTGGTATATTGTAAAAATATAGATGATGTTACATTAGTTGAAGAAAAGGCTTTTATTAGGGTTTATTCGGAAGATAATCCTCAACGAACCTTTTTAGTCAATAGAGTGGCATTTAATATCATAAAATAACTATAGGCAATAATTAAACTATACCTTGACATATGATTTGGTTATGTTATAATGGTAGTATTGTGAGGATATATTATGAAAATTGCAGTTTGTTCCGATTTACATCTTGAATTTGGTGGTTTAATCCTTAGAAATATGGATGATGCTGATGTTCTGATTTTATCAGGCGATATCTGTGTTGCTAAAGACTTACTAGAGCTTGGCTCACCTATGAGCAAATCAGAATCAATTCACGATTTTTTTAAGAATTGTTCTGATGAATTTAAGCATGTTATCTACATAGCTGGCAACCATGAACATTATCATGGTGACTTCAGAGATACACTTAGAGATTTGAAATACAATCTCCATTACCTCCAAAACTTATACATCTTAGATAAAGAGAAAGTCACACTTGAAGGTGTCACTTTTGTTGGCGGAACTTTGTGGACGGATATGAACGGTGAAGATCCAATGACACTGCACGCTATTGGTAGTATGATGAATGATTTTCGTTGTGTGAAAAATAGCAACAAGAAAGTTTCATTTCGTGATGCTAATGGTCAATTCCATGAACGTGCAGCCAAGTTTTCACCTGAAGATACTGTAGAAGATCATAGGAAAATGGTTAATTATATTCGTCATGTTGTTGAAGGCAAAAATGACCAAAAGTTTGTTGTTGTTGGTCACCATGCACCATCAAGATTATCTACTCATCCGAAATATCAAAACGAAACTTTGATGAATGGTGGCTATAGTTCTTCACTAGACTTTTTCATTGAATCACATCCACAAATTAAATTGTGGACACATGGTCACACACACGAAACATTTGATTATGTTGTGGGTGAAACTAGGGTCGTTTGTAATCCACGTGGTTATATTGGTTATGAGGATCGTGCTGATAACTTTAAATTGAAAACATTTGAGATATGAAAGAGAAATTTATTGATGCACACATGAAGGCAGCTGAGGTCTATGCTCAATTGTCCTCGGCTAAACGACTCCAAGTTGGTTGTGTTGTTGTAAAAGATAACACAATCATTGGTATCGGTTACAATGGTATGCCATCGGGATGGACAAATGATTGTGAAGTTGAACTAGACAATGGCGAAACAAAAACCAAACCAGAAGTGATGCACGCTGAGACAAATTCAATCTCAAAAATTGCTCGTAGCACCAACTCAAGTGATGGTGCTGCATTGTTTGTAACTCATGCACCATGTTTAGACTGTGCAAAGATTATTCACCAGGCCGGAATCAATTCCGTTTACTATCGCAATACCTATCGTTCAACCGATGGTATTGATTTCTTAGAGAAGTGTAATATCAATGTCAAAAAAGTATGAAAGTAAAGTTTTGGAAATTTGTGATAATGGTGATGCTATTGTAGAATTACCAGATGAATTAATGGAAGAACTTGGTTGGAAAGAAGGTGATCAATTAGATTATAAAATGAAAGATGGTTCACTTTATATTACAAATTTGACCAGGCAAAAACAACAAAATAAGTAAATTTTACTAACATAATCCTTGCACAATAACATTGGTTATGTTATAATGATTTTTCTATGTTAACAAAAGGTGAATGATGAACATCCGTGAACTCGCAAAAAAAATGGCTATTGACAATAAATTAACACGGGCAGACAAGTATGATTTGTTTCTCCGTGAATTTGACAACAAGGTTGAATTGGTTGGTTTGATACAAGACCCAACCTTAGATATGAACGACTTTCGTGGTCGTGAAATGTTGTTCCCAAAACGATGGGTTACGCTAGCTGTTTATGATGCTTCTTATGAGGTGGCTGCATAATGGCAATTAAACTTTTAACTTTTAAAACAAATCACACTCTGTTAGGAGATTTAACTGAATCTTCTAAAGATACTTTTGTGATGATTAAGCAACCTGTTCAAGTTGTTTCTGTTCCTCCTAGAGCTGCAGATGATCCTGGATCAATTGCATTTTCTCCGTACTTGGAATATTCTCAAGAATTTAGGTCAGGAATAAAAATTAATCATTGTGATATTTTAAGCATCAATACACCTGTTATTGAATTGGAAAATCAATACAATACAATCTTTGGAAGTGGTATTCAAATTGCCCGTGCCGGCACAAAATTCTGATATAATGATGAATGACTAGATACTATACAAATGTTGCTGTTGTAGGCAACAATATTCTATACCGTGGTGTGAAAGATGGGCGTAGAGTCAAGATGAAGATTGGCTATACGCCCACGCTTTTTCTGCCAGCGAAGAAAGAAACGACATTCAAAACTCTTAATGGTGAATACCTTGAACCAATGAAGTTTGAATCCATCCGTGATGCTCGTGATTTTGTTAAGAGATACGATGAAGTATCCAATTTCAAAATCTATGGCAACACAGGCTATCAGTATGCATTTATTGCTGATGAACATCCAAAGATGATTGATTGGAATATTGATGATATCTCCATTGCAATTACTGATATTGAGGTTGGTTCAGAGAATGGATTTCCTGATCCATATCTAGCTAACGAACCAATCACCGCAATCTGTGTAACCTTCCTGAAAGGTGAAACAGTTGTGTTTGGTTGTGGTGATTATGAAACGAAGGGCTCAGAGAAATACATTAAGTGTACTGATGAATACGCCTTGTGTAAATCATTTCTACAATACTGGCAAGAAAATTGTCCTGATGTGCTGACTGGCTGGAATACCAAGTTCTTTGATATTCCTTATTTGATTAATCGTTTTCGCCGCATTCTTGGTGAAGATGAAACAAAGAAACTTTCACCATGGGGTATGATTAGTGAGCGTAAGGTCGTTTCAAATAATCGTGAGCTGATTGCATATGAAATGGTTGGTGTATCATCACTAGATTATATTGAGCTATATCGTTGGTATGCACCGGGAGGTAAGTCACAAGATTCTTATAAGCTGGACAATATCGCTAATGTGGAACTTGGTGATAGTAAACTTTCATATGATGAGTATGATAACCTTCATGCACTGTATCGTGAGAACTACCAAAAGTTTATTGAGTATAACATCAAAGACGTTGATCTTATTATTCGCTTGGAAGATAAGTTAAAGTTGATTGAACTTGGTTTAACTTTGGCCTACGATACAAAAACAAATTATGAAGATATCTTTGCACAAACTCGTATGTGGGATGCAATGACTTATTCTTACCTTTTGGAAAAAGGCATTATTGTTCCACCTAAAGTTAAACAAAATAAAACATCAGCATTTGAAGGTGCATATGTTAAAGACCCACAAATTGGTATGCATAATTGGGTGGCCAGTTTTGACTTAAATTCTCTGTATCCACACTTAATGATGGAATTTAATATTTCACCAGAAACTTTAATTAGTCCAGAAAATTATACATCTGATATGCATCAAGTAATTAGGAATGGCATTTCTGTTGATAAATTATTAGATAAACAAATTGATACTAGTAATCTTAAAGATGTTACTTTAACACCAAACGGACAATTCTTTCGCACCGATATTCAAGGTTTCTTACCAAGAATGATGGAAGAAATGTATGAGGATCGTAAAAAGTTTAAGAAGTTAATGCTGAAGGCTCAACAAGATTATGAAAATGAGAAAGATGATAACCACAAATATGAAATTGAAAAGAGAATTGCTCGTTACAATAACCTACAACTTGCGAAGAAGGTTTCCTTAAACTCTGCCTATGGTGCTCTTGGCTCACAATACTTCCGCTTTTATGATTTACGATTAGCGCTTGCAGTAACAACATCAGGTCAATTGGCTATTCGTTGGATTGAAGCAAAGATTAATCAATACATGAATAAGCTATTGAATACAGATGCTGATTATGTAATTGCTTCTGATACAGATTCAATCTATCTCCGTATGGGTGAACTGATTGATAAGTTTGTTAAAGATACTTCAGATAAACAGAAAGTAATCTCTCTCATGGATAAAATTTGTGAAGAAAAGATTCAACCATTCATAGACAAATCTTATCAAGAATTAGCTGAATATCTACACGCCTATGATCAAAAGATGCAAATGAAACGTGAGGGTCTATCAGATAAAGGAATTTGGACTGCCAAGAAACGGTATATTCTTAATGTATACAATAATGAAGGTGT